GGCGGATGCTCTTAAGTCCCGATCCTACTATGCGCTTAACAACGCAACGGGTCAGGGAAGATCGAGTATCTTTGCTGGTTTCTCGTCATATCAGTTGTTCGGAAGACTCTGCTCGGGAACGAGCGCGGGTCGAACGAACCCCTTCTATGACGGTCACTTCGTAGGAGGTGGCCCCTGGGATTTAAACAGGGACGTCACCGAGTACGTCGTGGGTCAGGTCCGCACTAACCTAGTGCAAGGACCTGTGATCGCCGCTACTCCAACCACATCATGGATTGGAAAGCCTGCTGCTTTCAGCAAGCCTAGCGACGTCAATCTGAACGCTGCCGGTACAACTGGCATCGCTCGGACTGAACCAACAGCCCCTTCTTTTGATCTCTCCGTTGCTCTTGGAGAGATTACACAAGAAGGGTTGCCAAACCTACCTGGCAAGATATTCAGGGACCGTGTCGGCAAAGCTAAATCTGCCGGAAAGGACTACCTGAATGTCGAGTTCGGATGGGCTCCTCTCGTTCGCAGTGTGCGTGATTTTGCTCACACTGTTGACCGATCTGATAAGATCTTGGCTCAGTATCATAAAGATGCTGGCCATCCTATCAAGAGGAGGTACGACTGGCCTGACGAGATGGTTACGGCACAGCGGTTCACGAATATCAGTGTTCTGCCGTCGTATTCATCTCTAGGGCCGATTTCAGGCTACGAGACGTTTCAATCCACAAAGAAACAGTGGTTTGAGGGTAGCTATATCTACTACCTTCCAACGTTTCGAAATGATACCCTTGGTAAATTTCAAGGGTATGGAAGAGATGCCCGTAAGCTACTCGGTGTAGATCTTACACCGGAGACGCTTTGGAATCTCTCCCCCTGGACTTGGGCCGCGGACTGGTTCGGGAATGTCGGCGATGTTATGGCCGCCACTTCCGCGATTGGTCGCGATGGCTTGGTGTTGCGATATGGTCACATCATGTGCCATATCCGGACAGAATCTGCCATTGGGGGTTTCAACCCTAATTATGGCACTGTCACGGCTCGTCGTGTCGAAGAAACTAAGACACGGCGGAACGCAACTCCATATGGATTCGGCGTTGCCTTCTCTTCGCTATCTGCGAAGCAGGTCGCCATTGTTGCTGCACTTGGACTCTCCAGGTGGTAGCAATCCGTGGCTCTTACCCCTAAAGGTAAGGGTTTTTCAACCACGTTCCCGGTTGTTCCGGGATCCCTCAGAAAGAGAGATGCTCCATGGCTTTTGCCGATTCTCAGACAGTCACCATCAATGCTGTGCCGATCACGCTTAAGCGTGTAGGCATGGGCATTTCATCCGGGTCCTTTGCTAAGGACGACGGTTTGGTGAAGCTTGCGTTCAGTCACTCTCAGAAGAGTGGCAAGACGCGTAGCTTGGTCCGCCTGGACCACGGGAAGATCGCTGCTGACCCGCTGCTTGCGGGTATCAACGTTCGTGCTGGACTGAGTGTCTACACTGTGGTGGAAGTTCCAGCCACAGGGTATTCGCTCGCCGAGGCGAAGCAGGTCACTGATGGCTATTTTGCCTACATGACTGCATCTTCTGGCGCGGTGATGACCCAGCTTCTGGGTCACGAAATCTAGCTAACAACTAGGTTTGCTGCATCATTGCAGCCCATGCGCTCGAGAGCAACAATGGAGCTACGGATACTGCAACCCCCTTTATAGGAGGACAGTTGAAAAGCCTGATGTTTCTCTGGAGAGAACTCGCCGATGAATTGGCGAGTTGGTGCTTCACTAGCGCCACTCTCGACTACAAAAAGCTCGAGAGGCGTGTCGAACATGAGGGTGTCAGTTTTCTGACGATTACCCTTCCAGCTTTCTGTAAGGACTTCGAAAGAAGTCTTGATGAAGGCTGTGTCTCTCCTACCTCGTTCGCTGGTTTCCAGCGGAAAGGTGGTCTCCCCCTATTTCTAGGAGGTTTCCTTGAGAGGGTGTTCGACACTTGCAGTGGCAAGATTCTTGACGCACCATGCATCGATGCCATCTTCGCCATTCGCCAACTCACGTTGGCTTTTGGTAAGATTCAGATCGAATGCTCGAAAGAGCGGACGGCTGATGCGGTGTTGAAGTACGTCAAGTGTGAGATGGAAATCCGGGACTCAGCTGATAGTATTCCGTTGGAACTCCTTGCGGAGTTTGACAGAATGGCTGGTCTTCTGTGGGCTCGATCATTACAACCGATCGACAATGAAGTGTGGAGATCGATTTCTGATCCCCTTTCAACCTCATTGATACCCAGACATGGTCCGGGAGCAACTGCGGACGGATTTCTCGGGAACGAGAAATTCGACCTAGGTTACTGGCCGTCAAGGCTCGATGACGTCTTTCCGTACTGGAATAACGCCATCCCCAACACGCGGTATGATTATCGCGTGGACGATGTGGATTTCCGCGAACCTGAGCACGAACAACCTGTGAAGGTCATAACCGTGCCAAAGACGCTCAAAACTCCCCGGGTGATCGCGAAGGAGCCAACCTGTCTGATGTTCAATCAGCAGGCCTTGCTCCAACCAATCATCCAGGAGCTCGACGGCGACCGTGAAGCTGTCTTCGACGCGACTCGCGTAGATGAACAGCTCATCGAGTTTCCGCCTGGCTTCGTCGGATTCAGCCAACAGTACCCTAACAGGTACATGGCGTTGCGGGGCAGCCGCGAAGGCGACCTCGCTACTCTCGACCTTCGAGAGGCTTCCGACAGAGTTTCGAATCGACATGTAGAGCTCCTTTTGCGTAGATGGCCCTCTTTATCGAGGGCTGTTCAAGCTACAAGGAGCTTGAAGGCCGATGTACCTGGTC